CCCCGGGCAAGTCGCGCCACAGATACGCATATAGTTGAAGCTCCACCGCACGCATGACTTCCGGGCTGAAGAGCGATTCGAACGAAGTGTAGTCCGTGGCATAGACAAAACCCGACGCCGCACCAAGTCGCGCCTGTATGAACGCAGGCCGCTGATCGACTGGTACGTGCTTAACGAACCACTTCGCCCATGGCGTCTCCGGGGACGGCTCGATGCCTTCGACCTCCCCGAAGATGTACTTCTCAATCGACGCGAACCACCTGCCCGTCTTAACCTTGAACACGTCTGAACGCGAGTTAATGAGGCGGGCATGCTTGCACTCCGATAGCGTTTCACGCTTCTCGAACATGACACAGTCGTAGTCCTTCCTACGCAACTGTGGGTGGTCTTCGTCGAGCTGGCGAAAGTAAGCTCGTTGTTCACCGCTGTAGTGACTATTTTCCAGCCATTCCTCAACGCTAAGAAGGTCCTCGGGACGGAGGGGAGACCATATCTTGCGTATGAAAAGACGGACGAAAGACCGAAGGCGGCGAACAACACCTTGGTCAATGGCTGGAGGGCGACACGCAAAGCGCTTGCACACACCGGCGGCAAGAGTCCGGATATCATGGGGATCTGCCATCGGTAGAGCCGCGCCAACAACGTGGCAGCCCAAGCTGCGCTGGACATACTCACGGCCACGATAGTCGCGAGTAGGATGCATCGTAATAGTTGTGCCAGGTTTGAGAGGCCCGAGGGCAGGTAATTGCAAGTCACCCACTCCGTACCCATAGCCGACAACAACGTCATACGGTCGCCTACTAGCGTGTCCGTTTCCTGAAAATATCCCTCGCGCGCAGCCCAAAGTTCGTAGTACCTGACCGTGTCCTGTATTATCATTTCACCCTTGTGGTCAGGAGTTCGGTACGATTTGAGGTCAAACCCCGCTACATGCTCCAAATGTTTACACATCTGCTCATGCGTATGGTTGCGCAAGGTGAGCAGCTCATTGAAGCCTATGGCAGAGACCAAGGCATGGCGCACTGTCAGTTTAGTCTTCAGCTCAACTGTGTACAGCCCATTGCCCGTCCTCATTATGTCAGCACCGACATTCCGCATCGGCCGAAGGTCATCGGTCGGCGCCTCGGTTGGCCCGAGGATACGAACTTGGATCGGGTCCCCGACTTGATCAATCCACTCAGAAGCTTTTCGAGCGGCCGTCAGTAGACCCAATGTGAGGCGTCCAAGCCCCTGGTTGAACTTCTCCAACCCAGTTAACACACACGTGACACGGCTAGAGAAATCCCGAATCTCCGGAATTGAGGCCGTCACGAGGGACACCTGAGGTTTATTCAAGGTGACCACGACTGGGGGCGTTCCTTCAACCTGGAACGGGAGTTCACGCGCAGTTTCCAACACTTCACGCAGTTTTTCGTTTGCTGCGTCTGCCGCACCCTGAGCCGCCGATGCCGCATCGCGGTACGACATTGCCAGGGACTGGCCATGCTTGTTAGCGCGGTTAACTCGCTCACGTGCATTTCTTCCGCGCCCACGCACGGCGCTCTTACCAGGCCTCCTGCCTGGTGGG